ATCCGGTTAGTTATTCTGGTAGTTTTAGCGTGGCTGAATTTACATTTGCTGGTTCATTTATAGATGGATTTTATACTTGGAACTACGGCGCAACCGATGGATTGATTTACTACACGATCACGGAGTGACGATGTTTTTGCCGTGCAAGCATACAACTCCACGCGATGGCTGCCGGATCTGCTGGCTTAGCCAGAATGATGAGCGTTATGCCCAGCTCTGGTCTGCCGATGTAGGTGCCCGCAGGGTGACATATGCACCAGCTCCTGACAGATCTCCGGGCCTAAATCCCGACCAGCTCGAGATGCTGCGCAAGATCAAGCTACACATGGCCTCGCCATGCCAGCATCTGGGCGAAGCGCTCGAGGCTAAACCCTCATGTGGCTGCGGTGGCACACTGGCAATCTTGCACGTGTGTGGTAGACATGATCGCTGTAGGATATCATCGCGGGATCAGAGCAATCGCAACTGCATAACATGCGATGACTACGAGCCGAGAGCCAAAGATGCGAATTGACTTGACGATTGGCATGGCAACCTATGACGACCCGCAGGGCGTCTGGTGGACCCTATCCTCGCTGCGCATGCACCACCAGCTCGACGGTGTGGAGCTGCTGGTCGTCGATGATCATCCCGAGCCTAATCGTGGCGACATTCATCACGTCTGCGCTAATTCACGAGCCAGATATGTCCATGCGCCCAAAGCCATGGGACCAGCGCACGCCAAAAACTCCGTGTGGGAGCATGCGCAGGGCTCTCACGTTCTCGTCATCGACTGCCACGTCCTGCTCGTGCCAGGGGCGGTCGAGGCACTGGTAGCTGCTGCCCGCGCTGACGCAGTCGGTCGTGATATGTGGGTCGGGCCATTGCGCAGTGAGGCAGGCAATATAATCGCCACCGAGCTGAGCCCTGAGCTGCGCGGTGACTTTTTCGGCACGTGGTTGGTGGACTCAAGATACCCGGTCAGCGAGACGCGCGAAGTGCACGCCCATGGCAGCGCATTATCGTTCATGCGTCGATCCGACTGGCCAAAGTTCTCGCAGCATTTCCGCGGATTCGCAGGCGAAGAGGTTTACATTCACGACAAAGTGCGTCTCCATGGAGGCAAGGTCTTATATCAGCCATGGCTAGGATGGTGCCATCGTTTCCCGCGATTCGGCGCTGTTCCGTACTCGCTGACCCTCAACGACAAGCTACGCAACTATCTCATCGGCGCATACGAGATGGGCTGGAATATCACACAATTCAGAGAGTATTTTGGACGTAAGCTACCTCAAGCTCAGCGGCTTGAGGTTGAGCAGCAGGTGCTCGAGATCTATCCAAAAATCTTTGACGGCAGGTACGACCATGTTCCAGCCGTCAAAACTCACGACTAGGAGATTAGGTCATGGATGAGGTTAGCCGTTCGTTTGGCCCCCACGTCTGGCTGCTCTACGTCGTGCTCTGCGGAGTGTCTGCTGCGGCATGGTGGCTGGCGCAGAATATCCTGATTCCGGTGAGAGATGATCACCGGGAGTTCCTTAAAGAATTGCGCGGCAGCATCAAGGACATCTCGTCTACTCAGCATGACCTCGCCGACACGGCAACTGTCATCAGCGCAAAAATCGATACACTAGGGTGCAGACCGCAACCCCGCAACTCAGGGATCACACCACAATGATGCTCGCAGCGCTGCTCGTGATAGGTCAGCTTGTCGTACCTGCTGAGGTGCGTGGCGAGGTGGCCGAGTTTGTTACGGTGATCGCAACGACTGAGGGCAAGGTCGTCCGGTATGTTGCGCTCGATGCTGGCCTGCAAGTCTTCCCGTCTAGCTTGTTAGCTAATCAGCGGGCAACCGTGGTAACCAGTGCCAAGCCGGGCAGGTATCGCCTGCTGGCATATACCAGCGTCGCAGATGTGCCGACCGAGCCAGTGATCACAACCGTGATCATCGGCGGCGCATCACCACCATCTCCACCATCACCGATCGTCGATCCGCTGGCCGATGCGCTCAGTGGCATTTACGGCGGATCGCAGGAGCGAGACAAGGCTGCGACACTGGCGCGCCTGCTGACGCTCTATCGGGCAGCGCCTGCGACTATCCGGTCGCCCACGATCACGACCACCGAGCAGCTTTACTCTGCTATGGTCGCTGCCCGCAAGACGGCTGGCATCGCTGACGCTGCCCTATCGCCCGTGCGTGAGCGCATCGCGGTCGAGTGGACCGCAGTCATGGGCGCAGACGATCGAGCCCTGACGCCTGATCTACGCGACGCAGCGACCACATTATCAGCCCGCATCGTGTCAGCTTTGGAGACCATCCGATGAATAGCCAGTATGTGCCGGGATGGGTAGATGATCGTCAGGCAGTCGATGACATCGTTGCGACTTGCGTCGATGCGGACATCAGCACGACTCCAATCGGCTCGACTCCTATCGAGGATCTGCCCGCCAGTGTCTATCTCTGGGATCTCGCTCGCAAGGCTACTGGGGCGTTGCTGCCTCCACGCAATCAGGGCAAGGTTGGTAGCTGCGTAGCGTTCGGCACTGCCCGCGCCATCGAGTACACCATGTGCGCCGAGATCGTGGCTGGCGAGTCTGAGCAGTACATTCCGCTCGCAACTGAGCCGATCTACGGCGGTGCCCGCGTCGAGGTCGGTGGTGGCAGCATCAAGGGCGATGGTGCGATCGGCGCTAACGCTGCGGCATGGGTGCGTGATTGGGGCGTGCTTGGCCGTGAGGAGTATCTTGGCATCGACCTGCGTGAGTACTCAGAGTCTCGATGTCGTGAATACGGTAGCAAGGGGGTGCCCCTCGAGCTCGAGCAGATCGCCAAGATCCACCCGGTGCGAGCCGTCACGAGAGTGCGCACATGGGTCGATGCGAAGAAAGCATTGGCCAACGGCTACGGCATAGCGATGTGCTCGTCGCAGGGATTCACGATGACTCGAGACACCAACGGCATCGCCATGGCTGCTGGCACATGGCAGCACTGCATGTGTCTATGCGGCTACGCCACCATCACTGGCCGCGAGTATGGGCGCGTGGATAATTCATGGGGCGCATCATCTCACACTGGGCCAGTAGGACCGGGCAGTCCTGGGCCAGAAGGATTTTATGCCTCGAGTAGCACAATCGAGGCGATGCTCAAGTCTGGCGACTGCTGGATATTTAGCAACGTCGAGGGATTCCCGACACGCAAGATCTCATGGATCATATAGGAGGCTGATATGGTCGAGCACATCGAGCGAGTACGACGACTGGCGCGCGGGCAGGAGGGATGGTCTCAGCTCTGTCTGACTAGCGCAACTACAGTATTGAGCGAGGCGCTGGTCAAGGCACACACGCTCCAAGCCATCAAGGTAAAGCCGGGCCAAGCTATTCCCGATCCTAAACTGCTACGGGTGTGGGCTGAGGAGGTATGTGATGCCATTCTCGCCGATTCTGAGTATCCAGACGGTCACGGCTGGCGCATGCTGGCTGAGTACTGCAATGACCTGATCCGCACTCATGTGCTTGAGGCAAGCAATGTTTAACGCATTGTCTCGCTGGCTCGATCGCCTGCTGACATCGCCCGGCGTGGCTGATGTCTACGGCGGTACTCCTCGATCTCCGAGATGGTCAGCGGTAAGGCGCAAGCACCTCGAGCAGCAGCAGAAATGCGAAGCCTGCGACCGTGTCACCTCGCTCGAGGTACACCATGTGATGCCCTATCACCTGCATCCTGAGCTCGAGCTGGCACCCGGCAATCTCATGACGCTGTGCGAAGACTGTCACTTCATTTTTGGCCATTACAGCGACTGGCGCAGCCACAATGCACTAGTAAGAGTCGATGCTGCGGCATGGCTCGAAAGAGTACGATCACGACCTCAGGGGTGAGTTATGCTGCCAAAGATCAGTTGCCTATGCCCAACATATGGCAGGCCTCGCCAGCTCGAGCACGCTATCGAGTCATTCTTGAGGCAGGATTACGCAGGCGAGAAAGAGCTGATAATCCTTAACGATTACGGCGATCAGACGCTGATCTACGATCACCCGCAGGTCAAGATCTACAACGTGGCAGATCAGATTCGGCCGCTCGGCGCTAAGTTCAACCAGACCGCATCGCTGGCCACCGGCGACTTATTAGCGATCTGGGAAGATGACGATATTTACCTGCCGTGGCGACTGAGCTACAGCGTCGAGCATCTCGACAGTAATCGCATCTACCACACGGCTAGTGCGTGGTTCGAGGAGGACGCGCACAAGCTTACAGCAAGCCGCAATCTCTATCATTGCAACCTGATGATGAGTCGTGAGGTGTTTGACTCAATCGGCAGATACAGCGAGGTGAGAGATAGCGGATCGATAGACGTTCTGCTATTTGATGAGTTGCGCAAGCGCTACGGCACCATCACGCAGGAGATCGAGGACAGAGATCGTTTTTACATTTATCGTTGGGGCACCAGCGGCGGTTATCACGCCAGCGGCTGGAGCACCAACATAGTGAGCGAGATGGCTGCCAATCATTTGCGGCAGCACAATACGACACGCGGCATCGTCGAGCTCACGCCGCATTGGCCGTACGAGTACACGGACTACCTGCCGGTGCAGAGATGACCATCATGTCGATATTGACCGAGTATGCCCGTGTGCGGGACACGCCAAGCGACATCAATCAGCACCTGAGCATCCTGCGTGACTATGCCTGGAATCAGGAGCACATCACCGAGATGGGTGTGCGTGGCGTGATCTCCACGTGGGCGTTGCTGGCGGGGCTGCCTCAGCGAATGATCAGCTATGACATCGTGCATGTGGACATGAGTCTCGTCGCTGAGCACGCGGCATCTGCTGGCATCGAGTATGAGTTCCGGCGGGCCGATGTACTCACGATGAGTGTCATCGAGGAGACCGATCTGCTGTTTATTGATACTCTGCACACCTACGCTCAGTTACGCGGCGAGCTGGCTAAGCACGCCGATCGTGTAAAAAAAAATGGCGTGATTATCTTACACGACACCGTGACCTATGGTCATCAGGATGAGCCTATCTACCCGCATGCCTCGCCACTGGCTAGGCCGACCTATGCTGGCAAGGCAGGGCTCCTGATGGCTATTGACGAGTTCATCGATGCCAATAATAAATGGCGGATCGAGCTGATCCGCCAGAACAACAATGGACTCACAGTGCTGCGTCGAGACTAGGTATCTAGGAGATTCTGCGTCTCGGTATCCATGACTTCACAGTGCAGGTCGTAGAGCGTGAGCATCTCATGCGCGAGGCTGAGCGCCTCCTCTTTGTCTGCCATGGTCGTGATGGTGGTGTATCGACCCTCGCCCTTGGTCTCGAGGCTAGGTACCAGTAGAGCATAACGATGCTGATGCTCAGTGCCATCATCCATCGAATAACGAAATAGCCGATTGAGTAGCCTCCTGATTTCCTTTTGGTATGCGCTGATCTGCTTGTGAAGCACATCAACGACATCGATGCCCTTGTTGATTTGCCCGATGTGGCGCTCTAATTTCATGACTCGCTGCTGCGACTCGATCAGTAGCTGTAGGTGCGTCATCTGCTGCCCTCGTAGGTATCGATTAGCATATTGATGCACTGCACCGATTTGCGCAGATCTTCGATGCCGTTCTTCTCGGTGTGCCTCCACAGATACTTGGCCGCACATCCTGCTAGGTAGGATCGATAGCCAGCAAGGCCAAGCCCTGCCCGTTGCGCGGCAGCACAGTCGATGTTGCTGCCGTCTCGAGGTCGATAGTGATCAGGGCTAATCGGATCGCTCATGATGTCCTCCTCAGCCTAGGATTTCACGCAACAGCCAGACGCACCAGTAGAGAGTCCAGCCAAGGGCCGCGGCGAGCAGCCCAACGCCGCACCAAGCAAGCGTCTCGTCGTATCGTGTCGGTGGTGAGCGCTCATCCATGGTTATTCCTCTTTGTCATAATATCGTTTCTCAAGCTCAACCCAAAAATAACGTCGTTCTCCTGATATTTTATTATGTTCAGCGCATGCCTCACGAGCAGCCTTTTCCGTATCAAACTCCCACATTTTATGTGAATTACCATCATATTTGGTCATGATATGCCATTTACGAGGTTGAGCGCGATACTCAGGTTCTATTTTTTTTAACAAAGCTTTAAGACTTGCTCGAGCTTTTTCAAGCTGCTTTTGAAGTCGTTTATCAGATTCTTCTTGTTCATTCATGTCTTGGGTATCCTTTAGCTCTAATTGCATAGTTAAGCTCATGCTGTAGATTGTCTATTTCAATAGGCATGTAGCTACGCTTTTCATCAATCTCAGATAAAAAAGCCAGCGCCAACTTGCACGCCTTCAAGAGATCAGGTGCAGCCTCAATTAAATCGGCATTGGCCATGGCCTCAGTCATGTCAGGCTTGCCGTTTTCATCGTGAAATACATACGAAACTATGTTTCCAGTCTTGTCTACTATGACTGCTGCCATCCCTATTTCACTTAACTTATCGTCGGGATTATCTACAGCTTCCCATGGCCCAAGTGTGTGATTGTTCATCGGTACCTCACGCATGCGTACCAGCCATTGCGCCCACGGCTCACCGCAATCTCGATCGGTGTGCGCTGACCGTAGTAGCAGCAATTGCGGATCGCCTGCTGCGCACTGACTGCCGAGAATCCGACGCCCTCGTAACGATACGACCCGCCACGATGGGCCATGCGTCCCTGAGCCGCGCTCATGTTTGCGCTCTGCTGAGCTGACTGGCCACACAATAGAATCGAGCAAATAGCGTAAATCATCCTAGTGCCTCACGAGCCCAATCTTGAATCATCTCCGTGCCCATTGCGCGGAGAGTGCAGTTCTTTTTAATGGCTGCCCGTAGTCGAGCAGCAGCCTCAGCCTCATCGAGCAGCCACTGGATATCCAGCTCGGTCAGCTCGTCGCCAACAAGAAAGGCCTTGTTGATGTTGTCGAGAATGCTCATTGGTTGATCCTCACGCCGTCGTAGCACGTCTCGCAATAAGGCCTCATGTTGCCGCCAATGTCTGGCAGCCGACCACGCATCAGGGGCAGAGTACCACCACCTCGCGCCAATGTCACTAGGCTAGCGCTCATGGCAGTGCCACACCGGGCACAATCGAGCAGCTTGGTATGCAGTGGCACATGCCATATGCGCCCGTCATTGCCA